TAAATGTATTGATATTCTTATAGAATTTAATATCCAATTATTTAATATTTCTATTTTCATTATTATTTCATTTAACATTTTTATATTGATATTTTCATATTTTTTCTTCTTACAATAACTTAAATTATAAAATCTTATATCTTCATGTATGCATCTACTATTTTTTATTAAATATAATTCTTCATTATTATCATTGATTTTATACATATGTTTTACTATTTTAATTATTTGAGGTATTGTTCTTATGTAAATTTTTATTGTTTCTTTAAAATTTAAATAATTATCTTTGTAAAATTTTTCATACTTGTTTTTAAATTTACATTCACATGGTAATAATCCTAATACACTCATGAATTTATTTATTAAATAATTTAATTCTAATTCTAGAATTGTTTTACCATCTATGTTATTTTTAATAACATTGTTTTTTTTATCTATAAAATTTCTTTCTAATTCTAATAAATAATTTTTATGTTCTGTATCTTCACAACATTTACATAAATTCCTTAATTTTGGATTTATTATTATTATTTTTAATAATAAATGATATAATGTTTTTATACCTCTGTTTGTATTGTTTATACCATAATATAATGAATTCTTGTAACATATATTACCTGTTTTTTTACATTCATATTGTATACATTTTTTATTACAGCATCCAATATTTATATTATTTGATCTTTTTAAATTAATATTATCTACATTAGATCTATAAATATTATTACCACTTTCTAGCAAATATACTAACTCTTTATAATCATTTTTTATTACAGATTTTGTTAATATGCAATCCACACTTTTATCGTTATCTTTCTTGTTCGTTAATAAATTAGTTTTTATATATTTTAAATATATTATATTCTCATAGTTTTCACTTATTTCTAACTTATTTTTTATATTTTCACTATTTTCATCATTTTCATCTGTTTCATTATCATCTGTTTCATTCTCATTTGTTTCATTCTCATCTGTTTCATTCTCATCTGTTTCATTCTCATCTGTTTCATTCTCATCTGTTTCATCTGTTTCATTTGTTTCATCTGTTTCATTATTTTCATCAATTTGTTCATCATCATTTGTATAATCTATATTATTTGTAGTATTTATAATATCATTTGATGTATTATTATTTATATTATATTTAATATTTGAAGTATTTGATATATTTGATTGAGTAGATATATCTGAATTGAATATAAAATTATTATCGGTATTATTTTTAATTATATTAAACATTATATAATAAAATAAAATTATAAATTACAAATGAATAATAAACATATAAAAAATAATTAATTTAACATTATAAATATCTAAATAAGTATATAAAATGAATTATTTAAGTAGTCTTCCTAATCAAATATCAGATATTTTTAATGATTATAGAGAAAATAAAAATGTAGATAATTATTTAAAATTTTGGTCAATTAAAGCATGGGTACGAGATTATAGAAGTCAAAGTGAAAATATATTCATAACAATATATGATGGTTCTACATCAGAATCATTACAAATTATTTGTAACAAAGATACTTTATCTAATTTTGGTAATAATAATTTTGAAAATCTAAGAGGTGCTTGTGTTCAAGTTTATGGTAATATTATAAAATCACCTGCTAAAGGACAAGAAATTGAATTAATTTGTAGTAAAATTGAATCAATTGGGTTAGTAAATGATAAAAACAGCATATTACATATAAAAAATATTCAACTAGAAACATTAAGATCACATCAACATTTAAGATCCAGATTTAGAACTTTTAATTATATTTACAAGATTAGATCAACTTTACTTAAAAATATACATGTATTCTTTAATTCTAAAAATTTTTATAATTTAGATCCAAATATTATTACTACATCGGATTGTGAAGGTGCTGGTGAAGTTTTTACTATAACTACATTAGATTTAGATAATGTTAATAAATATATTAAAAATGAAAATAATTCTAAAAATGAAAATATTTATAAAAATGATTTTTTTTCAAAACAAGCTTTTTTAACTGTTAGTTCACAATTACAATTAGAAGCTTTATCTGCCGGATTATCACGTGTTTATACTTTAAATCCATCATTTAGAGCTGAAAAAAGTAAAACTAAAAGACATTTAGCATGTTTTACACATTTAGAATGGGAAATAGCTTTTATTGATATAAATATGTTAATGGATTTTTCGGAAGATTTAGTAAAATTTATAATATCAGAGACATTAAATGATTGTAAAACAGAATATGAAGAATTAAATAAATTTATTTCAAAGGGTATAATAAATAAATTAGATAATATAACAAATAATACTTTTATAAGAATTACATATGATGAAGCAATAAATCTAATAAATGAAAATAAAGATTCAATTATAAATAAATACAAAAAAGATGAAGATAATAAAAATATAGTATTTGAATTACCTAATTGGGGTGATGATTTAGGATCTTATTGTGAAAAATATATTTGTGATGTAATTTATAATAGGCCAGTATTTGTATACAATTATCCAAAAAAATTAAAAAGTTTTTATATGAAATCAAATGATAATAATATTGAAGGCAAAGAAACAGTACAAGCAGTTGATTTGTTAATACCACAATTAGGAGAATTGATTGGTTCATCAATTAGAGAAGATTCATATGAAAAATTAATTACAAGAATGGATGAATTACAGATGGACAAATCTAAATTAGATTGGTATATCGAATTAAGAAAAAATAGTACATTTCCACATGGAGGTGCTGGATTAGGTTTTGATAGATTAGTTAATGTTTGTACATTAATGGATGGTAATATTAGAGAAGTTGTACCATTTCCAGTATCTTATCAAGAATGTACTTATTAATCACTTTTTATTCTTATTTATAAAAATTACTACAAATGATATAAAATAAAACTATACCAATTATTTCAATTATAACATGGTAAGGAAAATATGGATAAATAGACATCATTTTTTCACAATTATATTTTTCATTCAAAAATAAAATTATTATTAAGATTACAAGACAAAATATAATATTTATTTTATCTTTAATATTTTTAGTTAAAAATCTATAATAATAGAATAACACCGACAAGAATAATAATGCTTGACTAAAAATATAATAAACTACATTCATATTACAAAACATATAAATATCAAGAAAAATTAATAATAAATAAAATACGATGAACCAATTGCTAGGTAATTTTTTTACATAATTATAAAAAAAGAATAAAAAAGCAATATTTATACAATAAGAAAGCATATGTGTTATATTTATTTGTATTGAACCCGAAATGTGAATACTATGAGAAAATACATGAAACATTTCAAAACATAATATAAAAAATAATAATATAAATGTGTATTTTTTTTTAGTTTTCAATAAAAAATAAAATATATTTAAGCAATTGATAACATTGAATAATGATGAATAAAATTGTGCTATTCCATTTTTATTTGGTTTTTCACAAGTATTAAATGGGAATGTATATTCATTCATACTAGATATATTTATTTTTATAATTTATATTTTATATAAAAATATTTTTATATAAATAATTATATTTAAAATTCATTAATGAAATAATTATCTAGTTATTATTGAAATCCCCCTCTCAGACGAAGAACTAAGTGAACAGTTGATTCTGCATCAATACCGTAATCACCAATAGTATTTCCATCTTCTAATTGTTTACCATTGAAAACCAAACGTTGTTGGTCAACCGGAATTCCTTCTTTATCTGCAATTTTTTGTTTAATAGAATCGATTGTATCAGTATCAGTAACTTCCATAGTAATAGTTTTACCTTGTAAAGTTTTAATAAAAATTTGTTTTGAACTACCACCTTTTAATAGAATTAATACTTTTAAACTATCATTATCATTAATATTATAATCTTTTAGTGTTAAATTATCATCTAATACTTTGGAATTATAAGAAAATTTAATATTATAATCATTATTATCAATATTATAAATTTTTTTAATTTTAGTTTTAATATTCAAGATTTGTTCATTATTATATGAATTAAAATTTAAAGTATTACCAAATGGTAGATTTACAAAATAATTAATAGTTTTTATATTCATAAGTGACATTGTATTAATTTTCTTAAATATATTCATATATTTACATAATATTATTTACACTTTAAATAGTATTTTCAATTTTTAATTATTTTTACTAATTTTTACTCATTATTTTTTTTAATATAATAGGTAGTAGGTAATAAATGTTTTCCTATTTTAATACAAACTTTATCATTAAAGCTAGATGAATTTGTAATAAAATTAACATCAAAACATACAATAAATGATCTAATAACTGGATCTAAATCTTTTCTTTGAATTTTATCATTATCATTTGAAATAAGTTTATAAATATAATTAAAATTTTTAGTTTTTAATTTTTCATCAAATAATGCTTCAAAAATTATATTAAGTACATTGCGACATTCATTTTTAGTAAGATATTCATCATTTGAACTAAAAATTTTAACAATATCTTCTGTAATATCTTCTATATTCTCAGAACTTAAAATATCAATATTATTTTTATCATTGATCATTTTATAAAGATTAACTTAAATTTGTATTATATATTAAAAATTATTTATTCTTTATTTTTTAATAATTTTTTTAATAAATCTTTTATTAATATATTCGGTATTAATTTAATATTCTCATTTATTTTAAAATCATAATTATTTTCAAAATTACTATTTTTACATCCATCTATAAAAATATTTAAAATTCCATTATATGTTATTTTAAATATTAACTTTATTAATATTGATCCATTAGGTAATGGTGGTATGCCGATAATTTTATATGAACCTATAAATGTATTATTTGAACATTTTTCACTAATACCTTCATATATTTCTATATCGATACTTCTTTGACAATCATATGATGTTGTAAATATTTTTTCAATACTAATAGGTATTTTGGAGTTTTTAGATATCATAATAGTTAGATTATCATTATTATCTGAAATACCAATATTCATTGGTAAAATATCTAATAGACAAAAATCTTCTTTTTTATCAATTAATTTATATAATAAACTACCTCCTTCTGATACAATTGTTTTAAATAAAATAGAATTAGTTGTATTTTCGATAGTTTTAATATTTTTATTTAATAATGTATTAACTTTATTTTGCAATAAAGGTATTTGTGTAGGACCACCTATAAAAATAATATTATGAGTATTATATTTATTATACATATTTTTAATTGGTTCAATCATTTGATCAATTATATCATTAATTAAATTATTAAAATAATGTCTAGTAAAAGAAATTTTTAATGAATCTTTATAATCTAAAATATTATTTTTTAAAATAGGAACATTTTCTATATAAATATAATAATTATTATTAAATGTTAATTTTATCTTGATATCTTCAGCAATATTTTTAATTTTATTTTTAAATTTAATATTAGTTTTATCAATATTATATTTATTATAAATGTCAGCAATAATAATATTATCAATATCAATTCCTCCTAATGAATTGTTTCCATCAATATCTAGTATTTCACAAGTATTAATATCTTCATGATATTCTACAACAGTTGTATCTATTGTTCCGCCACCTAAATCATACACTATAAACTTGTTACAATCTATATTATTTGAATTATTTATTAATAAATTATTTTTAATATAATAAATAGCAGCACTAGTTGGTTCGTTGTATAATTTAAATATTTTAAATCCAGCATCACTAGCGGCATTTTTAAGTTGTAATCTTTGCAAATCATGAAAATATGCTGGACACGTTAATACAATTTCTATACTTTCTGTATTATTTATATTTAATTTTTTACTAATTATTGAATATAATCCTTTAAAATATAATTTTATCAAATCTATTATACTAAATTTTATTTTTTCATCATCAAATGTTTTAATAAAAAAATATATTGTTTCCTCATCAACAGTATATTCTTTATTAAATTTATCAATAAAATTTCTATCAATTGATTTACTAGTTGTACCTAAAAATCTTTTAAACTGATAAAAATAATAATCACTATCTAGAATATTTACATTATTACCAATATTGTAATCAATTGAATATTCAAGCTCATCTATTTTTTTATTTTTTATAATTTTTTTTTTTATATTATCATTAATTAAAGTTTCTGTATTAAAATATATTGTAGTTGGTATTAGTATATTACCATCAAAATCATTATTTATTTGTAATATTTTTTCAAGTTCATTATCATAATAAGATATTACAGTATTACATGTACCAAAATCAATACAAATATGTGAATAACTCATTATACTATAAATATTAAAAGTTAAGTATTTTTAAACTTATTTTATAAAATATAATATAATATTATATTATATATATCTTATGTTATTTCATGATATTCATAATATAAAATTAATTTTGAAATTATCTTTTTATAATAATATTCAAATAATAATATTTATTATAATAATTTATAATTTATTTATATTATTTTTAAATTCAAAAACTAAATTAAAAATTATATTTATAATAATAATATTCCTCATTATATTATATCTAGATGAAAGATTCTATACTAATAAAAAATTTTCAATAATTAAGAAAGATTTAAATGAAATCAAATCTGAATTAAATACTGGCGATATTGTTATGTTTAGATGTTATGTAATAGATAATATTGGTGCCGCTTTATTAACTAAATTATTATTATTACCTTTCATTCAAGAAACTTATTTTTCACATATAGGAATGATCTATAAAGATTCTAAAGGAAATATTAATATTTTAGAATGTAATGCAGATCCTGATTTTTGTATTTTAAATAAAAAAAAAAAATATGGAACAATGATGTTAGATTTTGATTATCGTTTTAAAAATATGAAAGATTATCGAGTTCATGTTATTAAAACAAATTTACATAAATTTATTAATATTAATAAATTAAATGAAAGCATAATTAAATATAATGATTATAATTTTTACCAAGATAATCTTTATTGTGTAACTTATATTTTAAAATTATTACAAGAAAATGGTTTATATAAAATGAATAAATTGGTATATTTGCCAATTGATATTTTAGATAAATCTAATTATAATTGTGATATTATTTTTGAAGAACCTATTACTATTGTAGATACTAATTAAATATAAGAAGACTTATAATTTGAGTAGATGTTAAAGAACAATTTTTATTTATTTTTGTATTATTAAAAAATGTGCTATTATTTTTAATTATTTTATATAGTGAATTTATATTTTTATCATTTACATTAAGTGAATAAGATCTAGTTAATATAAATAAAAATATTAAAAATAGTTTTAAAATCATATTTTTATAATTAATAAAAATATATAATTATTTGTTTATGTTTATTTTTAATCAAGATATAAAATATACAAAATAATTTCTTGAAAAAAAGGTGACATTAGATGTGAAATTTTATCTTTTGAAAGAACATTAGCTTTATTATATTTATCATAGAAATATAAGTTATCAAATGGATGAGTTTTATTACCACCTAATAATCCAATTTTTAATTTAACTGGTTTAATTTTTGATATATCAACAATATCTTTATTTAATTTTTTATCTAATAATTCTTGATCATTTAGTAATATTTCTCTTATTTTATCGTTTGTATCAATTATTTCATTAATGCAAAATGATTTTGAATACAAACACTTGTATAATTTTCGTTGGTATATTTTATTTAACATATTATCTATTTCATCTATATTTTTTTTATATTGTTGATAAATATCATTATTGCATAATTTGATTATACTACTTGTATTTAAAATTGTTGAATCAACTAAATCTATAAATTTATTTATATCATTATTTTTTATTGATAATGAAATATTTAATATATCATCTAAATTTTCTAAAATATTTCTTATCATGTATTCTATTATAACCACTGTTTTGTGATTATAATATTGTTTATGTAAATCATATCTTGATCTATATACTTTATATATATCATATCCAACCTTCTCTGGAAAACATATATTTAAATTTATTACTTGGGCATGTGATATTATCCTTGTTAAATCAAATGGTATACCTGTACCAAAATAATAACAATCTCTGTATAAATAATCTAATTTATCAACATCTAAACCATTCAATGAGTTAGAAATAATTTGAAATATAAAATTAGATATAATATCTTCAGTTGGATTAATTAATTGTGCTATAAAATCAAAAGCGTCATTATCAATAATTTCATTCATTTTATAAAATTCGTTAGAAATATTTATTTTAGTTTTAAAAATAATTTCTTTAAAAAGAAGAATAGATCTATTTTCATGATCAGCCAGATTACTATAGTTAATATCTGGAATATTAGACAACCATTCATCAAATAGATGAGAAAAAGGTCCATGTCCTATATCATGAATTAAACCAGCAATTTTAACAAGTTCTATTAAATAATCATCTAATAAAATTTTATCACTTTTAACAAGATAATTTATATTTTCAATATTATCTTCTAAATCATTATTTTTTAATAAATAATTTTTAATAAACGGTATTTCAATTAAAACTCTATTTATTTCAAACGGTAAGGAATTTGATAATAATGCATTTATTAATTTACCTGCTAAATAATATGTTCCAATTGAATGCTCAAACCTAGTATTATTCGCATTTGGAAAAACAAAATAACATACACCCAATTGATGTAAATTACGTAATCGTTGAAATATTTTGCTATCTATAATAGAATTAGCCAACAATGTAACTTCAATAGAATCATGAATTACATCTTTAAATATTTTTGATTTTTGTAAAAAATTCATTTATTAGTAGTTTTTTAATTTTATTAATATTATATTTTTAAAAACATAATCAATTTTTATTTAATTATTTTATCATATATAAATAATCAAAGCAAATCATAATTATTTATACTAGAAAAACTAGAATAAATAATATTTTGACTATTATCATAATCAATTATTGATAGTTTTTCGTTAATAAGATGTAATTCTGATTCAGTAAATTCTCGTTTATTAATTCCATCAATGTTAGCATAATTAAATATTCTAAATAAACAATTTAATAAATATTTACAACATAACATTTTATATAAATATTTAATAAATTAAATTAATAATTTAAGTAATTTTAATGTTTCTTCTGGAGAATTAACACAATTACCAATAACATCTAAATGATTAAGTAAATTGTAATCATTTCCATTTGGATTATATTTATCACCGAAATAATAAATTTCATCATAATTATTCTTATTTATAAAATTAATTACTTGTACTTTATCAAATTCTTTGGGATAAATTGCAATACCAACACTACCACCTTCTACAATATCTATTTTATCTAATATATCTATTTCAATTGCTTTTTTTACTAATTCTTTAATTAATTTTTCTCTGTATTTATGTTGTTTATCTAAATTAATAAAATATTCTCGTTCACTATTATTAGCAAGCATACCTATTAATGATACATAAATAATACCAGAACGTAAATCAATAAAATGTCCGGTAATAGTATAATCGACTTTTGATAAAAAATATAAGATATATTTAATTAAAATATTTATTTTATTATATAAATAATGTTCACGTATATCTTTTGTATAAATTAAATGTAAATCTAAATTATTATTAGATAAATTTTTATTATAAATACAACCACATTCAGTAAAATAGTGATTAAAGAAAATTTTATTATTAAATTGTTGTAAAATTTTTTCTAATTTTCCACCACCAACTATTCCTAATTGATAACCTTTATTTTTTAAAGAATTAAGAATTAAAGCCATTTCATTATTTATTTCTTGTGCAGATTCTACTAGTGTACCATCAACATCAAATAATAATATTTTAGTCATAATATAATAATTACATTATATAATTTCTTTGAAAATTATTATTTATAAATAATGAATATATTTTGAAGTACCTCCTTGTATTGTTGGTTCTATTTTTAAAAAAGGACAAGTTAATATTTTATTATTATCTAATTTATTTATTCTATCATTCCATTCAAGTTCAACTATATCGTTATTTATTTTAATATTCCTATCAAAAATATAATTTGTATAATCAATACGTGATCCAACTATTTCACATCTAATAGTTATATATTGTCTTAATGCATAATAATCAAATATATTTATACTATTAATATAATTTTTAAAATCTGGAATATAATATCTACCAGTAATTTTAATTACAAATAATGACTTTTTAATTAATTTTGAATTATTTATTGCATAATCAATTGAAAAAAATTCATGTGCACCTTTAGATGTATTATTTTTTAAATAATTAGCCTCTTTTAAATTTTTCTGATCAAATGAAAATATTTCAAAATTATTTTTATATTTTTCTTTTTCATATTCTAATTCTGGAAATTCATATCCAGAATTTTCAACTAAAATTATATTAAAATCTGTATTATTTAACCATTTTTTAATTGCATCAATGTAAATATTTTTTCTTATATTTGAATCAACTAATGGTAAATAATTTATCTTTTTATTAATATTTACAGTAGTTGTTAATATTAATGATATTTTTTCTGAATTTGAAAATTTTTCAATATATTTTTTATTATGATTTAAGCTATAGTAAATTACAGCCATCCAAATATCATATTCTATAACTAACATAACTACAAATATTAAAATAAATATTAAAATAAATATAAAATATTTATTTATCATTATATATAATAAGTATTTATATATTTATAATTTAATTATTAATTATAAATATATAAATGGTGAATGAAACTAACTAAATCGAAGATGTAACTATTAATTGTAAAAAAGTATCAGATATTATTAATACATGATAATAAAGCACCAGTTAATTGTAAATATGTAGTTGATGATTTACTCATAATATATGAATAATTTGATAATATATTGATTAAATTAATTCTTAAATTTTCATCTAATTTAATATCCTCTTTATTTTTGATAAATTGTATAAAATGTAATAATACATCTAATGAATAATATCCATCTTTTTCAAAATTACTAATTAAAATACAAATGTTTTTTACATTTTTATTTATAATATTAATTAATAAACTATCTAATTTTTCTTGAGAAGGAATATCACAACAATCATTAATATTTTTAATTGTTATACTATCAAAAGTTTTATAAGTTAATTCTAATAAATTAAGAGTTTGTCTCAAGTCTTTTTGACATATTTCAAATAAATAAGGTATTGCGTCATTATCATATTTAATTTTTTCATTATTACAAATTAGTTTAATTCTAGATATAAAATTATCAAGAGGTGGTTTAGTAAATCTAATAATAATACATCTAGATTGAATAGATTCGATAATATCTGATGAGTTATTACATGTAAATGCAAATCTAGTTGTTGGATATTTTTCCATGATACTGTTTATTAATCGTTGAGCTTTAGGAGTAATATTATCCGCCTCATCCAAAATTAATAATTTATGTTGTGCAAAATTGTCTTTAAAATAAACTTTTTGTTTACAGAAGTTAATGATAGTTTCATGAACTGATTTAATACCTCTATCATCGGAAGCATTTAATTCGAGGATTGATTCATGATATTCCCTAGGATAAATAGCCCGAGCAATACAATGTATAGTAGATGTTTTACCAACACCAGATTTACCAGTAAAGATTATATTAGGAATATCTTTATTAAATACTATATTATTTATTTTAGTATAAATTATAGGATCTAAAATAAGATCTTCTAACTTACGTGGTCTATATTTTTCGCTAAATGGTAAATTATTCATATTAAACTAATTATTAATATAATATAATTATTAAATTAAATCAATTTTTATTAAAAATTTTTATAATTTTATTTTTATAAAATTATATATATAATGAATAATATAAAAAAATTATATAATTATAATAATTTAATGATACCATTTATAGGTTTAATTTTTATAATAACTTCAATCACACGCTTAACAATTGAAGAACAAAGAAAAAAAGAATTAATTTATTTTAATTTACCAGATAATTTTGATTATTTTATAATAATATTTGAACTTGTTATAGGATGTAATTTATTATTTAATCCACAATATAATGATATTACTTTAAAAATATTATTTATTTTTATTTTATTTGCAATTTTATTAACTTTGATGAATAATTTTGATAAATTATGGGAAGATAGAATTAATGTTTTTACTTTTCAACCAACAATAACATCTTTTATGTTACATGTTACATATTTATTTATTGTTTTAGGTCTAATAATTTAAATTTATTATGTAATAAATTATATATATTATAAAAATAATAATTAAAATAACATCTTTGTATTGATTATACAATAAATTATTATCCCATATAATTGGATTATTAAAAAATTATATTCTTTTTAATATTTGTTCTTCATTTTCTAATGCTATACTAATATATCCATCAATAAAAATACATATTCCATTTGGATCTAAAGTTTTAAGATATTCCATTATAATCAAGTTTTCTTTGAAAAACCTTCCCATTTTATCTTTTCATAATATTTTAATATTTAATTTTAATTTTTAAAATTGTTAGATTAAAATTGATAAATAATATCTATAAATATAATAATACTAATTTTGATTAAATTTTAAAATTATTTATTTTTAATATTTAATTTTGAATTTATTATGTTAAAACACCTTTTAATATCTATTAATTTATTATTTTTATCACCACCATAATTATGTAATATAAAAGTATTATCATTACAATAAATCGTATTAAAAATTATATTTGTTGATAATACGGTTGTATATTTATAATATTTATTATAAATCAAATTATTTAATGTACCTTGTTCATAACATCTTGCAGCATATATACCTTTTAATGAATTATCATCATTTATACAATTAGATTTTTCAACATAAGAAATTGCTTCTTTTAAAAAATTTATACCATTTTCTGAATTTCTAATAATAAAAACTCCAGCATTTAATATATTATCACAGGACAAATCATTGTCATGACTTAAAAAAATATCGCTGTCAAATAGTAATAATATATTTCGAATATCTATATCTTGATTAACAAACATAGAATCAGTATCCATCCACATTACAAAATTATAATTATTTGTTAATAATTTTTCTAAAACTAAATAAATTTTATTCCAATAAACATTTTTATTACTAAATTTTGTAAATTCATATTCAATATTTTTCCATTTTTTACAATAATTTTCAATATTTTTATTATGATCTTCAATATAATCAATATTTGTTCTATTATCAAATGATAATATCATTAATTTAATATTATTGTTATTATTATTTATTTTATTTAGATTATTAATTGTTAA